GAAGCCAATGTACGTGCCCCACGTCTGTGATACCACATCCGAAAGTAAGTTTAGGGGCGGCCTCGTGATGTGGGCCACGTTGTCAATTACCGATACACTCGAAACCTCATCCTGGACGCCGTTGGCATAGGCATTGGAAGTGAAATCTGCTTCCATAAGCGCTCCAGCCGAAACAACGATGCCTCTATGGATAACTTGCCCAGGCACAGTAAGTGAATCACTGACCGACATGTTGGTTGTGACGAAATTGATTCCCATCACCTTTGTAATAGTTCCATTAGAAAAGGCAAGGCTATTTGCTTCGCCCTGATAATACTGACGGAATTCAGTGTCATCGAATAAGGACTGCATCATCTCATCATCGGTAAAGCACCAAAGCTCACCATCAATGGCATTTGAACGCATTCTGGACATTGCCCTGCGAACCATTTTCATCGTTAACACATCACCGGTAACAAGCTGGGTGCTATTTGCACGCATAACGCCACCTGAAGAGAAAGGACGAATAATGTTTGGAGCAGTGCTTGCAAGAACAGTATTGCCTGCCGTACCGTCGGCTACCAAAACGTTGGCTGCAAATGTTAATACACCAGAATAGCCACCGGGCGAGGTGGAAGTATTTGAGCCAGAACCTAAGAACGACAAGTTAGCGAAAGTAAAATCTAAACCAGGATTTACACCATCAGCAACAACACCGGTAAGACTGGAAAAATTAGCGCCAACTTGCACAACCATTGGATTACCGCTGCTTGTTGCAACGACTTTACCGGTCGTTGGGCTAACTGATTCAAAGAATCCTCTAACATCATTCACTGCAACAGCGACGCCTGCCGCACCTAATGTGGTCTTTACCGTAGTATTTCCACCAAGGTAGGCATTAAAAAGTGCATCGCGGCAAAGACCATCAATGCTTCGATTTGCATTTTCACCTAGTGCATAAGCATTTTGGAGATAAAGGCTATCAATCGCCTGGGCCGCTGATGCCAACTGAAGCTGCATAGTATTCGCATAAGGAGAAATACCAATTGTGTATTGTTCCAAAGGATACGCTGTATTCGTCAATCCATCTGTAAGATCATTATTGGCTCGAGTTGCAATCGGAGTACTAATTGGAGGTAACAGACCCATCTTAGTATCAGTGATAGTTTGACCTAGACCACCTGGAAAATTCATTCGATCTGCAATAACTCGATAGCCAAGTTTGGCAGTGAGACCTTGCTTAAAGGTTCTGTCCAAATAACCAAGCTGAATAGTTGACTGTAGTAAAGTGGGCAAATTGTTAAAAAAAGCCATTTTTTATAATCCTTATAATAGAGGCTGTGACAATCCTTTTGCCTCACCTTTTGTGCTTAGAATTGTATTTATTAATTAAGGTAATTTAACTCCCATACCTTGTAAAACTTTCTTAAATTCTGCATCATCCATGTTTCTGACGTCGCCGGATCGAGTTGTGGCGGCTCTTGGTGTAGCCTGGGTCTGCGATGTGGCCGGCCCTGTGAAAAAGTAAGATTTAGTTTGTTTTAGATTCGTAACTAATTCTTCATGGTTTTCCACATCTCCGTGCTTGTCAAATTTGATTTTATCGGCAAGCATACCCATCGCAGTCTCAGGATCAATACATCCAGATTTCGTCAGAGTTGAAAGAAGCGTAGCACGCACCAAACGAGACTCTTGAGTCTTCCTTGTCGCTTCAAATTCGGCCCTTGCAGAATCGAATGACTCGGTAAGTTTCGCAATCTGTGCTTTTAACGCGGAATTTTCCTTACGGCGTTGTATGTTTTCCCATTTTAAATCTTGGGATTCCTCAGGATCTTTATGTTCTTCAGGCTCGACTTCTTTACGTGCGGCTTTCGGAACTTCTTTTACGCGCTCTTTAGTTTTAACTTCGGCAGTTTTCTTTGCTGGAACTTCCTGCACTGCTTCAATCTCTACATCTTCAACCACAGCCGTTGTTGCATCTTCTTCATTCATTTGGGACTTCCCTTCTCTAAAATTGAGAACATTTGGACATCTCGTCCATTAATAATCAGAGAACATTCTCTGACAATTCCTATTTAGCGGAAATCTGATCAAAAGAATGGGAAGATTCAAATCTTCCCATTCTAAATCATGATGTGTTGTGTTTTGGAGTAACGTGAGGTGTTTTGATTTGCGGTAGCTTGACGTGCTTTGCTGTGTCGTTCAATTCGTATAGCACTTGTGATTAAGTGAGTCAAAGATTATTATTGAATAGCCCCTTTATCTTTAACGGCAATTATCTCACCAGTATCCAACAATTCTATGTCTAATTCACCATCATCATACTCTTCAATAATAATGGCGTCATCGAGTTTAATAGTCAAAACAGTTCCATCTTTGCGAATTAATTTAAATGAATCATAATTGATAGACATTTAATTCCTATTTCCTTTGATCTGCACAGCAGCAGCAACATGGATTTCTCTGGCATCCTCTAGATCTTCGCCAGCCTTAATGAGCACCAATTCTGCTTCAACATTTTCAACACTATACTCAGAAGATAGAACCTTGATAGCTGTTTCTCGGCTCATTAAACCAGAATCTTTAAGTTGAGCCAAGGTCGTCGCCTGCTGTTGAAGGTCGGTCAAGGTTGGCTCAAAATACCGTCCCCATCTCAATGCAATTGGTTGATTCCTAGGAATTTTATTAATGAGCTTACCCATTATGCATAGCTGACGGTCAGCACCTATTTGCATTACCATGTTCAATAATTGGAGTAATCCTTTTTCACCGTAATTATTTCTAAGGTCTCCGGCCATCATTACCATTGGCATCCACAAATGTTCCAAAGCAGTTCCACTTTGTGTGGCATGCATTTTTTCAGGAGTGCCCCTGTTACCACACATGGCTTCGAGGGCGGCTTCTCTCAGGGTTCTAACCTGATCTAATAGAACCGAATGACCGCCGCCCTTCATCTCAAGAATCTCGGCTTTACCATCCTTGCCCAAAACAATGGCACTCGAAGCACTCTTGAAAATTTCTTCATTGGTTGACATTGGATTTATGATCACTAAGGTCGGGTCACTCATGTACTTAAGGCCACGATCTCCTTGTGAAATTAGGTAATCGATCTCGATGCAGGTTTTGATGGCGCCTTGAAAGGTAGATGCACCATCAATGTCATCGCCACCTTTTAGATTCTTTAACCATACCCAAGGCACAAAACCAAGATAGTGATTCACTGAACGAGATTCATCTATTTGGGGGACAATTGGTTCACCTTTTACATTGGCAACCGGCCATGGAAAATACCAGATTTCACTATTATCATTCCAGATTCTCTGAAACCAATAATCATGATTTAGAGTCAAAGGATCAATTCGATAACCCATTTCTAGGAGATCACTTCCCTTGACGATGTATTTTTCAGTAATAGATTCTAATCTATCTGGTTCATCGGCTTGCCATTTGGGAGTGAGGTACTGGGTGCAATAAACCTTGAAATGAATTCGATTATTTTTAGATGCAAAAAGATGAATACCGGCTGATCCGAGAGAACCCCAAAACATTGCATTTTGCATGATTTCGAAAAGATTGGTCTCTTTCATGAAATCCAAAATCTGATCTCTCAAAATCTGGTCATCACAGTCAATTTCAGGATACCTTCCTTCGCCAAAAACAAAGGAAATACTGGTATCAATTGTATTTCGAACAAGGCCCAATCCAACATCTACTGCCGGGGCCCTATCTTTAAGTGGAATAGGTTTTTTGGCTTGATCTCGCTCTTCGTGAAACTGATACGTTTGGCAGTCATAAATTGTTCCCAACAGTATTCTTTTTAGAATCTCGAAACGACGAGCTCGTTCAGGCAGTTTATCACTGAGTCTGACTTTATCTGAAAGTACTTTATACATTTTTTATTCGTGATTCTCATTTTCTGGCGGGACATCTACAGCTTCTGGCGGAATTATCTCCGCCTCTACATGAACATCGACTGGCTGAATCAATGATGGGGCCGATACCGCATGAAATAGAATGCTGACCCAAGATTCAAGACCATTAACAAGGGCCCTTACGGCAACTTCGGCTTCATTCTCAACAAGTGAGATACCAACACTAGCAACATGCGTCACTGCTGATAATTTACGTTTCAGAGATTCAATACTGAAACTATCCATCACTCTGCCTTCATAAGGAGCAACGGTAGCATAAATCGTATCATCCAGAGATTTAAGAACTTCTTCGGTATCTCCAGTAACAATACCAGCATGCATTGCCGTTTGACCACTGTCATCTGGATTAGCGGGTTGAGGTTCTGAATGTCCTTTGAAATTAATCGTCATTTTTAAATCCTCTGAAAAACTATTTGTAAATACGAGCTATTTAGTGATAGAGCTTTTAAATCTTTGACTCACTTAGTCAGAAGTGCTATACAAATTGAACGACACCCCAAGTCACAACAAAACACTTCACGACACGACAAGCCACTTCACGACACAACACATCATGATTTAGAATGGAAGGAGTATACTCCTTCCATTCTATCTCTGCATCCACGGCAGATCAATCATTCTTGGTGGTGCGCCTAGCACAGTTAATTCAAAAAATGCTCGGGAACAAGAGTCAACTTGATCATCATGCGCCCCGCCCGGGAATGTCTGAAGTTCATCGAGAAAGGCAGCATTCCAATCTTTCTTGAGGATACTTACATTACCGGCATTAACTTGTGCAGACATAGGCATGGCCCTTGTTTCTTTTGAACCGCTTTCTGGGCTTGAAGTTACATTAAATCCAATTAACATCTTGGTTAGATCACTGATAACATACTTGCCGGCCGAGCCTGGATCTTGGGGGATTGAAATCTTTACATCAATTCCATCCCATTGGGCTACATTTTTTATTGTTTCGCGAACTATCTCTGGCCCATCTCTGAATCTAACAACATCAAGAATTAAAATTGAATTATCTGGCCGTTTTAACATTTTGATTCCAACAGTATAATCTGGATCTCTGGTTCCTGTTTTGGCTGTTGACGCCAAATCCCAGGCCCGCACCATTTCTCCACCAGTAGAATAAGCAGTTTCAATTTTGATTCTATTAGTTTTGAAAATTGATCCTTCAGTGGGTCTCGGAGATTGTTGGAATAAAGCATGAAATTCTCTTTCTCCTAATGTGGCGCGTGCTTCATCAATAAATTTTTTATCTTGCCATTCCGGCCACAATAGATCACCTCGAGCTCGGCCCAATTCATCTGGTTCATCACTATCCCAGATCGCCGGAAGATTAAGAATTGTCCAATCTTTGGGTTGGGCTTCCAGAACCAAACCAGCAAGATCCAATTGATGCCAACGAGTTTGAATTAATACTATTGAAGCAGATGGCACAATACGAGTATGTAATACTGTACGATACCAATTGAAATTTGAATTTTGAACCTTTTCCGAAAAAGCGTCCTCGAAATTTTTGATTGGGTCATCGATAATCGCTAAATTTGCGCGGAATCCAGTAATCGATCCACCCACACCTGCCGAAAGATACCGAGATGCATTAGATGCAGTCCATAATGCAGCAGATTCATTGATTGGATTAACTCCTAATTCAATTGAATGATTCCTCATAAGGGCCTGGACCTTACGTGAGAAATCTTCCGCCAGGTTACTATTAGACGAGGCACCTATGACCTGGGCTTTTGGATTTTTGGCCATGTACCAGGCCGGAAAAATGATAGATGCATAAGTCGATTTACTAGAACCTGGTGGCATGAATACAGCCAATTTCTTAATCCGGCCCTCGGCTACATCGGCTAATTTACGGAGTAACAATTGATGATGTCGAGCCGGAGAATAATCTGCCAATCCTGGCATTGTATAATCTTTGACGGCAGTAGAGGCCCAATAAGCCAAATCACTTCGACATTTACGGCGATGTATTAATTCTAATGCAGATAATCTACGCTGGGTTAATTGATTGGTATAATTTATGTTATTTTGACCCATTATTTTCCTTTAAAAAGTCGATCCGTAATTATCCGCAATACACTGATAATGTCAAAAATAGATAGATCGGCGCCTTCGGTGTTTATGAAAGTCACTAAAGATCTCTCGAATTCCTTAGAACGAGTGTTTTCCACTAATGAGCCTTTCGTTTTAATTCCATACGACGAGTTTCAAAAAGAGCTCGAATACTAATGGCTTCGGTTTGATGCTTCTTTATTAAGGCCCGGGCTTCTTTCATTGTCTCACGATACCCGTTTTCAAATTGAGATCTTAGATTCTCTAATTCATACGGACTTTCGGTGTTTAAAATAACTCGACGGATTTCGGCTAAGGCAGGATCTTCAGACAAAATGAATACCTCTATGAAAATGAAATAATTGCATCTATTTATGCAATCATGAACTCAATTTTTCAATTAAAATGTCGGTTTCACTCGCACCTTCGTCTAACATCCTGATTAATTTGTGTATTCGGAGGTACTTGTGTAGGTATTGGGCAAATTCATCAATTTGCTCGCCTGATTCGAATTGAGCGGCAAATCTGGGTAACATTATGTCGCGATGCCATTCCAAATAAACTTCACGAACATGATCATCAAGGACTTTGCTAAGATAGTCGAGAATCACCGACATCTCTTTTTCAAGGTTTGATTGTAATAATTGACGAACTTCATTCAAATGTAAGGCCTAAGGGCCTGAATCACTAAATCAAGAGCCGAATAAATTGCTTGAAATCGAGTAGAGCGTAATTTCTTGGCAACAGGCATTGGTCTAATAGAAAAATTTTGTGATTGAGTCGTCTTTTGAATTCGAATAGTAGTAATGTCTAAAGATAATCTAAGATCGTGGGCCTTTTTAATGACGGCATCACGCAAAGTGGGCAAATAACTGGCATTATTTGGAGATGCTCGTAACTGGACTCCGGCATTGGTTACAATCAAATAAACCATGGTCTGGGTTCTGGGAGCTACATTTACCCAGGCCCCATGAAACTTACCGCGAAATAATTTAGGCGCGGCTTGTGGCAATTTCTTGTCAAGTCCATTATGCAGGGCCAAGGCGATCACTTCGGCCCATACAGGCAAAGGACTTTCGATTTTATTGTTCGTTAGTGGTGGTCTACCCATAACCTCTCCGACAGGACTCACGTCATACATTTTACTTCTCACATACTGCTTGCAGTCAATAAGCAAATTATACATCTTTCCAAAATAAGTCAAATGATGTTTTTCATGACATTTTCCTTTAAGAAGATAATAATTTTACTATTTCTTTGACAGAAAGATCCGAGAGATCTATTTGGGGGTCATGCGTAGATTTAATTAATCGAACCAAATGTTCACTTATGTCACTGATCCGGGTTTGATTGCTGACATGTTTATTGATGTCAACTTCTATGGGCTTTTCATAAAATGGATGAGTTAACTCATAACAAATTTCAATACAAGCATCACAAATCCAAACATTTGGGCCTACAACTATTTTATTGGCTTCAAACTCGGATGCATTGCAAAAACTACATCGTATAATCTCAGACTCGGTCATACAAATCTCCTTATTTGATCTATTTATTAAATACTCAGTTTGGTAATCACTGGATCAGTTCCATCAGTTATGTATGGCCAAATAATGGCCCAGGCATCCTTTAACTGTTTTAGTAATTGACGAAGCCTATCAATCGAGGCATTGCGGGCGGTCACACAGGGATGAAAAAGATCAAAAAATACTCGATCGGAAATACCTAGATCTCTTAAATTATCTACATTAACTATTATAGACCAACAATGTTGCACCAATGCATTTAGGTTTGTGTACACCGAACCTATTTGGATAAATGCTTGACCTGCTACGGCTATGGCCCGCAATCTAGAATCAATTATACTTTCTGGATGAGTAACATCAAAATCTGGTTCGGATTCATCTAGCTCAAGCAATCGCTTATCTACTATCTCTAGATAATAATCCAACCGATTAAGATCAAACTCTTCAGACATTTCTATTCCCTTTACAAAACTGTAAGAGCATAATAACAATAACTGAGGTAAATGCAAAGCAAATTATTTTAGGTAATCAAAAATAAACCATTGACAATAATCATACAACTGCTATTATGATTTTATAGATGGAGTGACAAATGAAAAGAAAACATAAGCTCAAGAATCAATCCAAAGCATTAGGCCAAAATAAATTTGATTATTGGAAGGGTGCCCGCGCGGCGATACCTATTACGCAAGGAATAAAAAAAGGCCGACGATCGATACCGGCAGATCTGGCTTATAAAATGCTAGGTAAATTGGAGCCAAAATGATTACGGCACAGCCTGATGCCCTTAAAATGTTTTATCAACTTTTGCAGGGCAGGATTCTATCTTATGGACACATTTTGATTCGATCCGAAAATAAAGATAAACCATCAGTTAAAGAGGTATCTATTATACCACCATCCAAACGAAGATCTAAAATACATCCGGTGTTGGATCAATGGGCAATGAATCCGGAATTTAAAGATCAAGCCATTATAGTATGCCGACATTATACTAATCTGTTAGGCTGGTACAGGTATGGTGACATCTTGATGGCTAAACTGATTGGTTAAATAGATTTGATAAGTATAGATAGCAGCTATCTATACTTATCAAAGGATTGAGAGATGATTATTACAAGAGAGATTGCCAACGAAATTCGACAATTGGTTAAAGATGGTATTACTCAGAAATCAATCGCTGATGATTTTGGTGTCCATTTTACTACAATCAATAAAATTATTCGAAATAGATCTTTTAGGATCAGTGATTCTGTGGTGGATCCTCGGCTTGAATCCGTCGATCTTAAGGAAATTAAACACGATTTGAGCAATCTACGGGAGGAGATTGATGATCTGGACACCAAATTGAATGCGATTCTGAAATTCTGTTCTAGGATCTGGAACAGAATGGATGGAGATGGCGATTAATTTTTCAAAAATCTAGAAATTTTGGGATTGGATGTGAGTTAATTTTCCTAAATTTCTGAATTGATTTAAGGTAGGCCCGCCCTCCTTGCTGTATTCTTCTGAGCAGTGGGTAGTATGCCCCTTGGATACATTATGTTGAATACACCCACTGTATGATACCGTACAGGGCAACCATGGGTAGATGGTTGGATAGATACCCACCATTGATCTT